CTAGTCAATTAACTAATACCAACTTTACACTAGATAGAACTACACCAGAAAAAGACGAAAAAACTTTTAGAACAGCACCATTTTCAGAATTTCTAACCTTAGATACATTAAAGGTTGAAGAAGATGTGCCCACAACGGTTGTACAATCTGATGGTAAAAAAAGACCAATAAGATTTAATAACTCTAAGAAAGATGCTGCAAAATCTTTATTCGGTTCATTAAGAGAAAGATTAAGAGTTTCAATTGCTAGGATTGTTAAAAACTTTCCAGCGGGACTTTATGCGGATTCAAGCAGTATATTTTCTGTTAATAATCTTACTTGCGAAAATATAGTATATACATCTAGTAGTAATAAAACCACATTTAATGTTCACTCAACAAAATTTTTCAATCCATTTGAAATAATTTTAAAAAAACCACCACAAGCGGATTTAGTTGAAAGCGAAAATAAATTAAGAAATTTTTACTCTTCATATAAAAAATATTCATTAGAAATTAATGGTGTACTATATCCAATTGTAAGTTATACTGAACCAGATGTAAACAAATACATTCAATTAGAAGTAACTGGTAAACCATTCACTGGATCAACATACACCTCAAGTTATTTGATTAAACCAAATGACTCTGTTGTTGAAGAATTCTTTTTAGGATTGGACGATCTAGAATCAACTATTCTAAATAGAGAAACATATCCGATTTATGAATCATCATTTAAAGTTCCTAGAACTAGTTTAGATGAAAGTAAAACAGAAATTGTTTCTGTGGTTGTTAACTGGCCATTAGCAAAAGATAATTGGAATATTGCAATAGATGGTTTAGCTTTTGATGAATATCTTAATAAGTTAAATAATTTAGCAGATGAAATTGATGACTATAAATCAAATTTGGTTACAAGATTTCTAACTGCACCACAATTATTTGAGTTTGACAGCAAAGACCAGAAAGCGGATAAAATCTTTCAACTATATGGCCAAAGTTTCGATAATGTAAAAAAATACATTGATAATATTGCTTATATGAGAAATGTCTCATATGATTCAATAAACAATATTCCAGACGTATTCTTAAAAAATTTAGCAAATACTTTAGGTTTAAGCACAATTGATTTATTTGATGAAAAATCATTAGAAGAACAGATATATAAAAACTCCAATGTAATATACAATGGACAATCGATTGGTAAAAATCTTGTTGAGGGTGAATTAGAGTTTTATAGAAGATTATTAGTAAACTTAGCTTACATATATAAATCTAAGGGTACAAGAAGTAGTTTACAATTTTTCTTAAAGTTTATTGGTGCTCCAGACCCACTTATACGAATAGACGAATATACGTATAGAGTTAATAGTGCAATACCTGCAGCAACAACTGAAGAAGATATTTTTAATGTTATAAATAATGTTGGAACAAACAACAGAATATCATTTAATCAAACAACTTATACCTATAGTTTAAGTGCTGCAACTGGAACAACGTCGGTAACACAAACAAGTGATTACCCAGTCGATCCAGTAACGTATCAACCAAAAGCCCCAACAACAAATCAAGACAATGTCTTTTTCCAAATGGGTTCTGGCTGGTATACAACAACTCTTAATCACAGAGGACCAGATATTTTAGATACGGAAAACTCAGTATTAACTGGTAGAACAAAAACCATATTAACAACAGCAAAGCCATATACATATGGTGAAGATTATTTTAATATATATAGAACATTACCGGGTCTTGATTACGGTTTTACATTAACAAGCCAAATAGATAATGTTAAAGGGCAAATTTTAGATGATGAAAATTCTTCTAATTTAACTCTTAATAGAAAAAATATTAACGTCTTTATTGATGCTGCTAATGCAGTAAACTATGACATCTGGACAAAATCTAGACAATTAGAAGTAACATTTGGCACAAATAGTCTTGAGCCACAAACATCTATAAGCTTCAGTGAATTTTTAGGAAACGTATTAAACGGACAGATAAAAAATTCAAATACAATCAAGTATAAGAAAAATTATATTCAGTTAGAAGATGTGTACCAAGATTATGTAAATCAATTACAATTGTCTGGATACACTCCATATGATATTGTAACAGTATCAGATTTTGTTAATAAAATGAGTCCATATTGGACTAGCGTTTTAGATCAAATCGTTCCATCAACAACATTGTGGATGGGTGGTAACTTAGTTACAAATAGCGTTTTTGGTAGACCAAAATATGCGTACAAAAAACCATGTAAACCATTAGAAATTGTTGAAAATTTATATCCGGATTTTGAATCATTTATTGAAGAAGATCTTGAAACAATTATTGGTGAACCAGATAAGTTAAGAGGATTGACATATTTTAGTGGGGTTACATTCACACTATCTATTGAGATAGATGGTGTTGAATATACGGGATCAACACAAGTTTCAATTACTGGATCAACAATTTTTCCTAGTGGATTTACCGCGTCAAATAGTTGTGATATTTTAGCAAACTCTTCAACTACAATTCCTTTAATTTGTGAATATAAAAATTGGATAAGTTTAAACTTAACAACAATAAAAGCAAATTGGGATCAAGCAATTGCTAACCTCGTTGCTAATATAAATGACACATATACACAGTATAGCGCAACAAACGTTCCTAGTTATGTGCCCACAGGCGCCACGTTATCTAGAGATAGCCAGCTATTAAGTTATGAAATATTTGAAGATACCAACCAAGTTAAAAAAATTAAATTTATTTTAAATAATAATGGTGATTGTAGAGGTGATAGATCTTTAGATTTTTATTTTTCAGCAAATTATGGTGTAACACAAGACCCAAAATGCTACATGGATGCGGAAATATTCGCTGTGTGTGATGTTTACACCGGGCAAACTGATTGTAAATTAGTTAGTGATGTTGTTATTAATTTAACTGGCGTAACTGTTCAAAACAATTATACTGGGGTTCCTAATTGGGGAATCTACATGCATAAAAATTGTGATGAAGGGGTTAACGTTTATCATGGTGTTACTAATGACCCTACAACATTTTTCCTTAAATCGACTGGAGATACCTGTCAATTTATTGTTACAAATGTAAAAGAAGACGATGAGATTGATGTTTTAATTACCGATGCAGCGAACTGTGATCTTAAATTTAAAATACAAGGTTTAGGAATTAATTATGTTTCAGAAACTGCACACACAATATCTCCAAATGTACAATTTAGAAACAGTTATGATGTTGGATTAAAATCTGATTCAAAGGTATATCGTGTAAGTGGTGTTACAATTAATTCTAATACAACATCTCAAGATATAAACAATTACATTACATCGGGAAATTTAATCGAAACAAATGTTTCAGCATTAGTTAGCGGCCAAACAATATTAACCGCGAATTTATTACCATGTTCTGGATTCACGAGCAGTATGTTTGAAAATTCAGAATTAAGTGGTGATTATTCTTTCTCATATGATTATTCAGCAAGTACTATATCATATATTGATTGTCTTGGATCGGTGAAAACTAGTTTAATTACCGGTATAACATCAAATGGTGTATATGAAGTATTTGAAGTTTTACCAACAACAAAATTAAGAGTATATACAAATAAAGTTGTTGACGAAAGTGGTGTGCAACCAATAACAAGAAAAAAATCTTACTTTTTTGTTAGTAGATCACCAGAGTTTTTACAATTAAAACCAGAAGAACAACAAGAACCATGTTGTGATTATCCATCAGATTATTATGATACTGGTGATTTTATCATAACTGAAACTGGGGAATTAATCGAAGTTGTTTCGGTAGATTTAAATTATTGTGAACCAAATCTTTATTTCAATATAAATGTAACTGGTGATACTAATTTAACAAACTTAGTAGTATTCAATGGTAATAATAACCACACATTATTAGTTCAACACGAATATGTTGAGACAAATCCAATGGATGCCTATCTTCAACAATATTATGTTAATGAACCATATTGTTCACCAATACCAATCAGTGGTTTAACTAGAGATATTGATGGTTTTGATGTATGTACTGATCCACCTATTGCAACATGCGATATAGTGTATGGATATGTTACGCCAACACCTACACCGGTACCAACATCAACTCCAACTCCAACCGCAACACCAACTAGTACACCTACGCCAACTCCAACAGCGACTCCAACTGCAACACCTAGCCCAACGCCTAGTTCAACACCTACTGCTACACCTACGCCAACACCAACTGTTGATTGTTCATTTGATGCAACATTTACAGAAGTGTTTATTACTGCTACACCAACACCAACACCAACTGCTACGACTGGACCAACACCAACTCCAACTGCGACATCTATTATTAGTAGTACACCAACGCCTACACCAACTCAATCATTTAATACAACTTGGTTCTACACTAATGGAAGGATATGTGAAAATAATATCTATTGGTTGAATAACACACCACAAGAAGTTGCAGATTATATAAATCATGTACTGATAAGTCCTAATTCAAGTTATGGTGGGTCACAATATGCATATCCATCATCTCAAACATTAGGTGTTGGAACAGAAATATATAGTGGAAATATTACATACAATTTCTGTAGCTCATGTAATTTTACGGCGGTACAAACAGATTTTCCAGGAAATATAGACCGAAATGTGTCTAATATAATTAAGGTTGTTAATGGTATAGTAACTGAATTCACGCCATTAACATCATTTACATTTAATGCGATTTCGTGTCCTGTTACAATTTATAATATTAGCACTGGACAAACCAACCCATCGACAGAAGGTTGTACAGAATTGTCTGGACCATATCCATATACAGCATATGGCAACAACTCAGATTGGACATTAGTAACTAGATTCTATTCTGAAGCCACTATGTCAGTGCGATATTATGGACAAAATAAATATTATGGTAGCAATCATGCATCAAATGCCGGAACGGAATTAAAAATAGATAATAATGGTAATGTGACAGACTCATATGCGTGTTAAAAAATAATTATATATAAAAAATGTCAAGATACTTTAATATAAAAATTACATCAGGAACATCGGTTGGACCATACAACGTTTACTACAACGCAACGGGTTCAACATATGCAACCTTGGTTAGTAATGGAAGTAACGCGACGGGCTTAACATATAGTCAATTAACAACTGGAAACGGTGTTTTAGTTTCAATACCAACTGAATCAACAAGTATTATTTTATATAATACATTAGAAGAATGTAAGTCAGATATAACATTTGTATTCCCAACTCCAACCCCAACTCCAACGCCTGATTGTGCGTTTGATGTTAATACAAATGTAATTACAGCAACTCCGACTCCAACCCCAACTCCAACACCTGATTGTGCATTTGATGTGGATTTAAATGTTGTTACAGCCACACCAACACCAACTCCTACCCCAACTGAAAACTGTGAGTTTGATGTGGATTTAAATGTGATTACCGCAACACCTACCCCCACACCAACACCAACACCTAATTGTGAGTTCGATGTAGATTTAAATGTTGTCACTGCGACTCCTACACCAACTCCAACTCCAACTGAAAATTGTGAGTTTGATATCAATTTAAATGTTGTGACGGCCACGCCAACTCCAACACCCACACCAACTGAAAATTGTGAATTCGATGTAAACTTAAACGTGGTAACAGCAACCCCAACCCCTACATCGACTCCAACACCAACCCCTACCCCAACTGAAAACTGTGAGTTTGATGTAAACTTAAATGTTGTAACTGCTACCCCAACTCCAACACCGACACCGA